GAATGGTACAGGATCCGCATGGACGAAAATACATAAACCCATAGGTATTCACGAAACATTTTTAGATGTGAGCCCCTTTGACGAGGATAAGTACACAAAGGAGTATATGGCAAAATACGGAATGGATAAGGTGCGCGGCGGAACCTACGTCCTGCCAACACTCCAAAAAACCCAGAAAGAGCTTCTACAGAAGGAGATTTGGGGTGCACAGGACCGCTGTTTCACGTGCGGCGGCAACCATTTTGTTTATAAGTGTAATGCAACGCCGCCACAAGATGAGGACGAAGAAGCACGGAAAAAGTGTATGGCGTGTCTCAGCGCTATTTTTACGCCTATTTATAATTTTTTCGTACCGAAACCGACCCACCAACAATTAACCTAATTGTTAGAAACTCAGGACCAATCAATCACAATAATTCGTTGAATGATTTCACCTCCATAACCGACCGTTTCAACATATTGAATCTTACAATCTGGATATTCCTTTTCAAGAATAGTAACTAGATCTAAGCGAAACATATTGAATTTTTCTAGATTCCTAAACTCACGATTGTCTCGAATGAATCTATCATAATCATATATGTAGGTTGTTCTACCGCCAATTGCTTGCTGTTTAACATCCATCCAAATAAGTTGTAGAATACGATCAAATGCTTCGTATTTTTTAAATTCGTCACCGCCCTTTAGTGACTGTAGAACTCCACGAGACTTAATGAGTGTTCGTGGCGCATAAGACATTATGAATGCCGTCCACCAAATCAAAAATTAACCAATCAATTTTTGATTTTGTTAGAAACTCAGGACTTGCCGTAAAATTTGAATCTCATACCACCGTTCCCATCGCATTAATAAATCATGTCAGCATCTTTAATTATGGAATTGAAACATGCGGTAGTTACCAGAGGTATTAAATATGAAGATGACCTTAAGGCTTGTATTAAAAATACAGAATTACATGCAGTACTTCGGCTATGGAAAGTTAAAACTCTAACAAAGTTCAAGGAATATTTGACTGAAATGTATGAGAAAATTAAAGAGGCTAAACAAGAGGAAAAACATATCGAAGATGAGCGTGTTGCAACGGTAATGGAACATAAATTAAATGATTTGAATTCACTAAATGATTATTTAATTATATTTGGAAAAGAGCCTCAAGCATCAAAGACGAAGGCTAAAAAGCTTCTTAAGTCAACTGTATTTATAGGTATTTATGATTTAGAAGCAGAGAGATATGAAATGCGTCATAATACTTTAAATGAACTTAGAAAGTATATAAATACAAAGAAAGAAGAACGAAAGTTTCCACTAAAAATAGCAAAAACCAAGCCAACATTAAAGATGTTCTTGCAATACATACGCTGAAATCACAGAGAACCCCTAATCATGCTATTAACGAGAGTTTCTAGGTTACCAGCAAAGATCCAACACTCATAGTCTAAACAGCCCACGAGAGCAGAGATGCCGACACCCCTGTATTATCTCGTGCGTTATAATCCACTTCTGTCCACACCCCATCGATCCGTTTGTATGATGCGTTACCAAACATACCAGACATACGGACCTTGACCCCGTCTTTGTCCATATCTATACTCTCAAATATATATGGATAATCATCGAGATTTTTCAAATCGGGCATCTCGCATTTCATATCATTCGCGGTCTCAACCCATATGGCTAGATGAAGCATAATACGCCGCGAACGAAGTAGTCCGTGAAAGTAATCGCGCCAAAGCATTACTAAGTATAAAAATAATTTAAGAAATATCATTTTTTTAATTAGCCTCGGTCTCCACAGCCGTCACGAGTGCCACTAGACCGAGAGGTGAATTAAACACTTCAAACTCCTCAACATTCCATACAGCCTCGCTTGTAATTGGTAGCATATGCGGCTGTGATGCGACAGGACCGCCGTGTGTAACAATCCAATTACCTGTACGACCGGTCGTGTTTAGAATATTTGTAAAGATTTGGTCCTGAATAGGCGCCGCCTTCCAGGTCTTTTTTCCGTCTTCCTTCATCACCTTAGCAGGAGGCGAACGATACTTGCCGGTCATAACAACCCCTGCGATTACATTGGGATGCGTAGCATGATAGAGCCCAACGCTCTTAAGAAATTCACTATCATATAGATACTGCGTCATTGTATACTTAATGTCCTTCGTCTTGCATAGAAGAGTAGTCATTTTGCGTAAAATTGGTTCTACGTAAAAAGAATACATCATTTTTTTAAATTAAAAGTAACCCTTCTTTACCGGCGCAGAGACGACCATATCAGGAACAGCGGATTCTACGGGCTTGGGTGTAGGCGCAGGAGCAGCTACAGGAGTCACAGGAGTCACAGGAGCCACAGGAGCAACAGGAGCCACAGGAGCAGGAGCAGCCACAGGAGCAGCAGACGCAGCAGCCGCAGGCTTAGCAGTCGCTATAACATGCTCCTGCCAGTCAAGCGGGCACACCCCGACATAGTTGCGTAGGAAGTTGAGCTGCGAATAGACAGACTGTAGGTCCTCCGTAGAAATCGTGACGGTCGCCATTGTATAGAAAGAACTTAATAAGTTGCGTTTAAATTCTAGACACATCATAAAATGAACGGCACTCCTCCTTATCCGTCAAATACACCGCCAGGATCACCGTTGAATGTAAGCAATATTAGTTTCCATAATAGTAATAATAACATTTTGCGCAGTTCGAAAAACAAAAATCGTAATCGTAGCACAACCGCCCCCCGCAATAGCAATAGCAACAATAATTATAATCGTAGCACAACCGCTCCCCGCAATAGCAATAGCAACAACAACAATTTTAATCTTATTAATTACAAGCGGGTCCCAAATTACAAAGCGGCGATTGGAAAACTGAACCGCAAAACGCGCAAAACGCGCAAGAGTCGCAGTACCCGGAATAAGAAGCGCCGCCAATCTCGTAAGTAAATAGATGGAATCTACCCCGCTAAAATTAGCGGACGGAAATATCCAACCGAACACATATTACGAATTCCCCCAGAAGAAACGCACAAAGTTTATCACAAAATTTGGTGCGTGGATTAAAAAAGTCATAAAATTTATCACAACTCCGCCAAGCTAAGTATTAAATACTTGCTGTGTTTGAACAGTCTGCGGAGTTAAGGAGACACATGACGGTGATGTTGCGTAGTAATTGCTAGGTATGTAGGGAATAGAACAAGACGAATTGACATTTTGTGATACAACCATCTTATTCAAACCCGATGAATCAACTGTCAATCCGCCAGGATTCAAATTGAGTAGCAATAGTTTTGTACCGGTGACAGGCGTGAGTGCCGATACAGGCGGCTGAAAATTGCCCCAATACAACGCCGTGCCCTTTGTCCAACGAAAACTGGTGATATAGCCGGCGAAGGTTGTACTCGCAGTTTCAGGAATTTCGTCGCCGACTGCTAGAATATTATAACCGGTAAAGGTGCTAGGATTTGGGTACGGCTCTAAATTTCCTATATTGGTGGTGTCCGCCAAATCGGAGCCGAGTTGCGATCCATTCATATACATACGAGTCACACCGGATTTGCGCACAAGTGCCATATGAACCCAAGTTCCTACAACATAACCTGCTGGGATCGTAGCAAATCTGTATCCGTTGTTTCCACCATAGGCGCCACCGCTATTTCGCCAATAATAAATGTCACGACCGCCACCATTCACTTCCTCGCTTACAGCGATTGAACATGTAAGAGAACCGGGTCCTGGACCAAAATAACCAAGAGAAAATGCACGAGGAAAAGAGGCACCGGCGGTCAAATTCTGGAACCATTCAATGGTAAAATCGCCGGTACCGAGATAGAAATCGCCGTCAAACGGAATGCCAGTATAGGATACGACGCCGTCCAAATAATTCGCCGAGCCCGCAGTATAGAGATTAAGATTCCCTTTGATAATTGATTTTTGCGAAGGTGTTAGAATTTGTTGTTGCTGGGTCAGGCTTTGTGCAAGCTTTGCACGAATACGTGAGGACTCATCCATTCTAAAAAGTAAGAATAAATTATTGTCATGAATCTAAAGTATGTAAAAGCATAAACAGTAAATGAAAATCAATCCACGAAATATAAAATACTATTTTTTGACATGTGATACACATGGTATTCGCAAACATCATATTATGAAGGCGTTTCAGGGGCATGATATTACAGAAGTACACCCCATGCTTGGAATCGAAAAGAATAAATCTGTTGCGATTGGATTTTCCAGAATGATTGATTTAGGATTAAGACAGCAGGATAGAACCCGCCCTTTTCAACCGTTTGTGCTTCTTGAAGATGATGTGTCCAAATACCGAGAATTTCCTGATTCTATTGAAGTTCCAGATGATGCAGATTTGCTTTTTGTTGGGCTATCTATATGTGGCACATGTGATAACGAACGCGTATGGGGATATAATAATCTTTATATGAAAAATGTCAACACAGATGTTATTCGTATATATAACATGTTAAGTTTACATGGTATAATGGTGTGCAGTCCGCTGGGAGCGGTAGCCCTTCAAAAATGTATGATACAATCGTATGAGCAGGATATAGTATGTGATAGATTTACTGCTCTCATTCAACCATATTATAGTATCTATGCCCTAAGACGACCGTTGGTATATCAAGATGCTGTGGTTGGCGGCGCAGAAGCAGAGACAAAATACGAATTTGGTCAAATTGCCGATTCTATCCTACCAGACGAGTATCATATTCCTATTTTATCAGTGGCAACATGTTCGTCAACGAATACAAAAACAATTGTAAGAATACATTAACGCCGTTGCCGAGTATCCTCTACCATGCGTCGCCCGTCCCCATTACAATCGCAGCACATTACGGATTCTACAATCATCTCCCATCCCTTGCCGCGACATCGGTCGCATACTATCTTCTTCGCCGAGTCGTTATTACAGGTGCGACACCACTCTTTGGTAGAAGGATAAAGCCAGCCCTGCCCTTTACAATGCTTACAATCTACCCATTTAGGCATTTTGTTAGATGCCCAGGATAAATTTCAACCAAAAGATTCATTTTTTTTGTCATCAGTATTCATATGAAATGTTTTAAAATGTCTGCGTCTTCCTGCTGGTGATGCGAAATCTTCTGTACAGTCTTTATTATTACATGGAAATCGCCGTTTAAGACCAAGTTTTGCTAGTTCTAATACTTTTTCAATCTGTTGTTTTTTATAAGGAATTAGCATAAATGGTTTAATATCTTCTATAAATACCATTGATTCGTTGTGAGATATTCGCCATTCATGACCTGTACAAATCTTTCCAGTAAGTGTTGTTCTTACTCTAACTCTAACAGAACCTCCCCAAAATTTTTGTGCCATGTCAAGTGGGGTTCTGTCATTCTGTGCAATACTAAGACGGATTTTATTATTATTAGACATATCATTTGATACAGACCCTTCTCCCTCATAAAATCCACAAAACCATTGTAGAAAGTCTTTCTTCTCGGTCATTTATTTACAATAAGGATGGATATAAAGTATATATTCATTTTTTCCGGGAAAGTGATAAAAATTGACATTTTAAAATTTTTGTACTGTATTTAGCATACAAACCATTATGGGTTTCCAGGTTTTCATAAAAACGCTCACAGGGAAAACTATTACGATTGATGTGGAGCCCTCCGATACGATTGAATCAGTAAAATCAAAAATCCAAGATAAAGAAGGAATTCCAGGTGACCAGCAGCGCCTTATCTTTGCCGGCAAGCAGCTAGAGGACGGTCGTACCCTCAGCGACTACAACATCCAGAAGGAGTCTACGCTCCATCTTGTTCTGCGGCTCCGTGGCGGTGCGTAGTAGTAGATAACCCGCAAATGGAAAAATTGAACTCTTTTTTACAAACCGACAACCGAGCACCAGAATGGAACATGCGCAGAATGGAACCCTTATTACCGATATTGAAGATTACTGTAAGACTCTCCCTGTAAATTATACATGGAGAGACTTAACAATGCCCCTCTCCCAGCAGGAGATTCTGCGACCGATTCTTTACGAGATGCTCGAAATGCTAGAGCAGGGCGCCCCCAAAGAAAAGGTCTTTCGAGAGCTTCAGCGTCGCCATCATATGAGCATCAAGCCGCGGCATTTTACCCAGGTGTACATTGCTGAGCAGGAACAAGGCATAATGAAGCGCAGCCACCTTCTAGAGAACGCACTGATTACGAGCCGCTGCCGTGGCATCTCTGGTGTTTCCGTGATTACTATCTTTCTTTCGCCTTACCCCAATGGACAGAAGTTTACATGTAAGTGGAATTGTAATTATTGTCCTAATGAGCCAGGTCAGCCGCGTTCCTACCTTTTCGGTGAACCAGGTGTCCTGCGCGCCAATCAAAACGGCTTTGATTGTGTCAAGCAGATGCTTGCCCGCATCAAGGCGTACCAGGTGAACGGACATCCTACCGATAAGTTTGAAGTCTTGATTCTTGGGGGCACAATTCACTCCTACCCAAAATCGTATCTTGAACAGTACATGCGGGATATCTTCTATGCAGCGAATATTTGCGCGGATGCCGCTGATCCCCCACGAGAGCCTCTCAGCCTTGCCGAGGAGAAGAGCCGCAATACCAATAGTGAGCACCGTGTGATTGGTGTAACGGTAGAGACCCGACCGGATTGCATCACCCCAAATGAACTCCGAGACTTCCGCCGCTGGGGTGTCACACGTGTCCAAATTGGCATTCAGCACACCGATGACGACATTTTGCGTAAAGTGAACCGTGGTTGCAGCCATAAGCACACACTACAAGCCCTCACTCTCCTGCGAGATAGTTGCTTCAAAGTGGATATTCACATCATGCCGAATCTGCCAGGTGCCACTCCTCAGGCAGATAAGGCGATGATGGACGAAGTCCTCCAAACGCTCCATCCTGACCAGGTGAAGGTGTATCCGTGTGAGACGACGCCGTTCACGAAGATTCTCGAAGAGTACAAAGCAGGCACTTATATTCCCTACTCAGACGAACAACTTGAGGAGGTGATTCTCTACTGGAAGACCAAAGTCCATCCGTGGATTCGCAATAACCGCATTGTGCGCGATATTCCAAATCAGTACATTGTGGCGGGCGTGAAGACGAGCTCACAGCGCCAAGATTTCCAGAAGGCGATGTTAGACCGTGGTCTCACTTGCCGTTGTATTCGTTGTAGAGAAGCAGGTCGGCACGATGCCGATCCGGCAGACGGAAAACTTACGGTGCGCTCCTATATAGCCCAAGGTGGCGAGGAGTATTTCGTTTCGTGGGAATCCCAGGATGAGCAGGTACTCTTTGGATTCCTACGGCTCCGTATTCCACGACACACGGACGCGCACGAGGTGTTTCCTGAGCTCACCGAGACGGCACTCATCCGCGAACTCCATGTGTACGGAAGGACATTTGCCGTAGGAGAGCAAGCAACGAGTGGCGAATCGGGCAATACTCCAGTTGCCCAGCATTTGGGAATTGGGAAGAAGCTTCTCGTAGCCGCCGAGAATCTCGCCAAGTACAATGGATATGAGAAACTAGCGGTGATTTCGGGCGTCGGGGTCCGCAACTATTATGAACGCTTTGGTTATATGTTAGAAGGTCAGGGCGAATTTATGACGAAGTCGTTAAAGGACCCAACGCTTTACGAAATGTTCGTCCACGTCCTTGACAGTCTTCGCATCGTTTAATATCCATTTCGCGAACATAGCCGCAGGCTCCGCATTCACTACATACCGATTTTTTACCCTCGCACAACGGGCACTCTTTCTTAACAAAACAATAGTTAACACCCTCGCCAGTACAAGTACTACAAATAGGTAATACAGTCGCCGACTGATTACATAGATTAGAACCTGTATACGACATTCTAATCTATGAAAGAAGAAATCTACATTAAGAGGACGCATTAGGTAGATACGACTGATCCATTGATATCGTTGTATCTTTTGCAACATTGGCAGTATTCCAACCGGAACAAGAGTACGCCCAAGTAGGAATATCCTTATCCTTGTAGAGTCCGTTACTCTTTTGATAATAGTCAATGACTGTATCAGGAATACACATCTTATCCATTCCCATACAAACGGGTACTATTACATTTTCTGCACTGGCACCGTACGCTGCCGCTTCACGGTTACCCGTCTTATACCAAACAATTTGCGGGATTTGTGTAGGGCAGGTGGCGGATGCCATCATATTTAGCGCACTACAAAGTTGTTCACCAGGTGCCAACGGTCCTTGTAATTTACAGTAGCGTTTAAAGTCCTTATTGTCGGCAGTAACGCAGTCAAAGCCGTCCAAGTCAGGATTATTCAAACAGCACTTACCTATACTGGCGTAATTAGGTAGAGAGCCGGGGCACGATGCCTGTTGTGCGCCGTGGTCATCTTTAATCATAGAAGAGCAGAGAGGTAACATGCGGTGACGGTTGCGAGGGTCTGGCATATTGGGACGGAACGCACAGAGATCCACATCGCCGCCCGCTTCGCACATGTGGGTATAGGGATTAATGCGACCACGGCAGCAGAAGCTTTCGCCGCGACGGTCATTAAAGAAGTTATAGTCGCCAGGCGGGCACTTGGGATTGTCAAGTACGGGCTGTGACGCAAAACCTTCTATATTCCGCGAAATCATCTGCGCAAACTTTGCAATAAAAGACTTGTCATCGCGTAGAACGATCACAAGTACGATGCCGAGAATGGCAAATATGAATAAAAACGGAATCCATTTGGAATTCATTCTGCCCTTACTGTTTCTTATGATTTTGATTTAGCAAAACGGCCATCGCACCGCCCATCCTTTGATAAAGCCCATAAAGCCACCTTGAGTATTTTTATATACACGGAAACCGTAATATAAAATGGTACAAAGGATAATAAGACCGACTACGGCAGCGAGAATGTAACTGAAAATGACTTCTACATCACCTGGTTTTATACCGGGATCAAGGTTTTCAGGGTTTAGTGCGTCAATTGCGTTCTGTACATCCATCATACGCGAGGAGGGCGACACAGGTTTTCCTTCGCCGTTTATGTAAACTTTATCTCCTACAATATCCTGGTCCTGGTCAAGTGGATAACATTTGAGTGGCACCTGCTCTTCGTTGGGACCTACATAGTCCGCATAACTGTTGGGTTCAGCGGGCTCCACATCATCGTCATCGGAGTGCGGAGCACCTCGTTGGCGATAATAATCATCATCATCCATGATGCCAATCTCTTATTACGGGCACAGTTTTGGCATTGCGGGTAGTGACGGCAATTTGAATGATGTAGGTTTATATGCGGAGGAGGGCGCGCTACCATACAACTTCAGTCCGTTTGTATAGTTCTTATACACTAAACGCAAGCCCCAATATGCGATAAAGGCGGCAGCAATAATACCTAGAATAATTCCAAGAGTGATACTAATACCTTTTTCAATATCGCCGGGTTTCACCTTAACAGGCGACGCTGGTGTTATACCGGGATCTAATTGACCTAAGTCCATATCGTTCAAATCGGTCTGGGTTGTTGCAAGTTCTTGTGCCAGAGTAGATCCGCCACCTTTGGTTGCATCAATCTTGAGTCCGTTTTTGCCTCGTTTATCAATGCGCTTACACTTCATAGAGCTTGTGGGAACTCCTTTCTCTCCTTTGACGATAGGAGCGGGTGCAGCGACATCGTTTGCCTCAACTCGAATATCTGTAATATGTGTGACTAGATCTGTATAGCGCGCAATAGCAATATCGTTCAAGTTTCTAGGCGGTTTTATAAGTTGTTCTTGCGGTCCATAATCGTTTGCCACGGGCGGTTTCGGCTTCTTTTCCAGTAAATCTGTAAATCGCTTATAATCTCCAACTGTCATACCAATTGGTGTTTGACATATAAGATACTGAATAATGTTTGAAGGGGCATTGGGAATATCGCCACAGGCTTTGAGTCTTTTATCACTTACGCGCAGCATGAAATTGAATCCGCGATACGCAATAAATGATGTATCTGGCGGTAAAATAGAACCAAGTGTAGGACGATTTGCGGTTACACCGGTAGTAATTGTATTGAAATATTCGGCGGATTTCTTAGTATATTTAATACCGGAATCAACGGGAATACACATCATGATAGGAGTCTGTTTGATAGCCGAGGTCTGCGAAGGATTGAAAAAGAGGATAAGTTCGGCATCACACGGCTTCTCTTCGCGACTAACACGATGAACACCAGGAAAGCAGAGAAGTGTTTGACCGAGATTATACATGACACTATTGTAATGTATGGATGTCATAGGATTTTCGTTGACCATAAAAAAGAAGTCAATAGGACCGGTATAATTTCCTGGACCAGGAGCATTGGAAATTATACGTAATGTACTAAGAGTACTACCAGGAACATTCGACAACTTCAAGTTTGTAGGAAAGTTTGCCGGCGTTTCCCTACAATTGAAATAATTGTCTGCTAAAGTGGACATCTGTTGCCCGTCTCTGTTTTTCCTGCGTTTTTTAGTGAGCCGCCACCAACGATATTTATAAAGGTATGTAGCGGGGTGTTGAATAGCGGAAGACATTCGCCGTATACGACTGTCCTAGGATAGGTACACCGACAGAATCGCCGGTAATGATTTCGTCACAACCGTTATCATCATCGCAATTGCGGCGTTTGAACTCCAGCGGGACTTGGACGGGATTCATGCCGTCAGTGCGGGTGTAATAGTTCCAGCGGTCACGGTTTGTAGTGAGTTTGCGACCAAATAGGGGCAGAACCGTGCGATTGGGGGAGGCGGACATATTTGTGCCACCGGGTGCTGTAAGCACACCGATTTGCTGGTAGGTATCAGGGTAGCCTTGGGTCTGGACATTAATCGGTATAATGGCACCGACACCGGCGCGGATAGGAGGAGATACGAAACCAGGGTCGGGTGGGGTATAGTACGACTGTTCAGGGGCGAGGGGCGAGAAACGGGGGTCGCCGGTACCGCGGGTCGGTTGTGCCCAGGGACCCAAAGCAAGCGCTGGATCAAGCGGACCAAGCATCGGTGCAGTGCCGCCAACACGGGGTAGCAGAGGGGCGGTTTCACGCGTGGCGACGAGTTCTGCCATCTCCTCTTTCGGCTTTCTATAGACGGCGGGATGCCGTAGAGGTGCGCTAACGGTTGACTGATGCCATAAAAATGCAAGGAAGCCTACTACGATAATTACAATACAGAGAATACAAAAGACAGTGGTATTATCCATACACCATACGCCAGGAGGGCAGGCGCCTCCTCCGCGCATTTTGAATTTACCGGCAATACCGCGTGCCATAGCCTCTGTTGTTTACGGCGATTTTGCTTTTTGTAAATTGATATATTCGCGTGCTAAATCAACAGATGTCATTTTGCTTTGACGCATAGCATTTAGGAAGAATGAAGGATTGAGAACTGTGCCCGCCATACGCTTTATAATACCAAGAACACGAGAAATTGTTGCCTGATCAAGTCCAGGAACCGCTTCAGCAACGGTGGACTCCACCTTAAGGATATCCTCCTCTGTAAATCCCTCGTACATCACCTTGCGGCGTATACCGTACATGTAGGCGAGCGCACCCGTTAAAAGCGCAGTGAGCACAATAAAAGCAATAAAGAGCCGCATCATTTACAGTCGCTTCCTAATTTAATTTGACACTTTATACATATAAACCGTCAAATTATAATACTAAAACTCAGTGCATTTCGCCACCCTTACCAAAGTAAGACGAAAACATATTCATCATTTCCTTACCGTCGTTGATGAGCGGCTTGAGTGTTGCTAGCGTGCCCATGAGTTGCTTCTGTGTCTGCATCAGTTCCTGGGTGTCCTTGGACATGGACGCAATCTGGTCAGGCTTGAGCGACTTGTAGGCGTTGAGGAATGTCGTGCCCGCATCCAGGTGGTATTCCTCATCGTCCTTCTCATTCGGCAACTTGTACTTCTTACCGAGTGTTAGAAACTCAGCACGGTCTCCGTTATCGGGAGGCGGCACCGCCTTCTTTGCCTTCTTCACCTTCTTGGGCTTCTCCTCAAATCCCTCCTTCTCCTTCTCTTCTTCCTCCTCAAAACCCTCCTTCTCCTTCTCGTCCTCTTCACCATCAAACCCCTCTACGCGCACCATGGGAGTCCGGGAATAGTAGAGTGCTACTAAACCAACAACAGCACCGAGTACCGCCGATACGAGCACATTGCCCGCCGTTAGGACATATAAAACGAGTGATACACCGGCGGCTAATCCAACCGTTTCGGGCTGTTTATTATAGAGTATATAGGCGGCAGCAACCGCAAACGCCGCATAACCAGCCATACATTCTACATTACCCTTTACTAAGGAACGAAGGGACTTCATTCTTTATGACTCTATTTTACGGCGAGTTTTTGTTCATAGACCCACCATAGATACGCCCATTTTAACGAGAGCAAAAAGGAGACCGCCAAGAATAGACTTTGCGATTAGACCAAGCCATGAAAGCTGTCCGCCGAGCGAAAATGCCCATGTGGCATATTTGCTGAGAAATGTCTGGAGAACCGGGAGCGATAGAGTGAAAATCAATACTGCTACCAGTAGCGGATCTACAAGACGATCAAGAATGTTAGACCACATATTCTTCTTGGGTACACCGTTGTAAGCAGCCTCGTCTTCGTAGGGAACAAAATTGGTAGGCATTTGCTGCTGCTGCTGGACCATCATGGGGATTTGACCCGTCATGGAATTGGCTGCCTGGGGCGGCATCTGGAATTGCGGCACCTGCTGCGGCACCTGCTGCGGCATCATCTGTGGTGGCGGCGGCGCGGCGGCGGCAATCACCGGATTTGCGGCGACTTCGGCACCCGAGGCGTTCATGTCTTGTAGAATTTGTGCCATGCGATTCGCATCTGCCGCATTCGTAACATTGCCTGCTTCTAGCGCTTCGATCGGAGTGCCACCATCGGGAGAGCCAGACATAGGGTTTAGACTGGATATAGAGAATCGGGGCGTTTGAAAAACGCAGACCTGATTCGCGTATAAATAATTAATTCACCGCAGCAAATGACATCGTATCCACAATAGGTATTTTACTATCCTTTGACGGGCATTCAACCGCTTTTGCGTTGAATTCTACACACTTGGAGCCAAATTGGAAAACGGATCCACGGATTTCACTTACCGGCGGTCCGCGTAGGACTAAGCAATCCGGTCCTTTACAGAGTGGACGAAAGATGGCAGCAAGACCGAACCCTAGAATCACACTTACAATAGTGGATACTCCAGGTCGGCTCAAAAACTCTGCGAAATTAATCATCCTGCTATAGTAGGAGATGAAGTTTTTTAACAAACTAGAGTTCTTTCCCTTTTTATTTGGGTTGGCGATAGGACTTTTTTTTGTGTATATTCTTAAGCCTGCGCCCATGGTCATTACCAAGTATCCCAATTTGGAGAATGTGACAGATATTGTCTATCGCGATCGTAATGGAACTTGTTTCCAATATGAGACAAAGACGATAGACTGCGATAAGGCGGAGGATCGTATTAAGCCGTACCCCCTTCAGTAGCCAACGGCACAATGCGTTGGTTGAGGCGTAGCGGTTCCACTATGGTGCGGTAGAGTTCACTATGGAGTTTACGCGGATCGTGTGTAGCATAGTCCAGGTCTTTTCTTAGAAGTCCTGTTTCTGCTTTAATGTAACGAACAGGGTATTTTGCGGCATTGAGGGTCGCTTCTGCGTTCTCCATAGCCTTTGTTGCTTTTGCGACCTCCAGGGCGAGCACACCACGCTCTTTTGCGTCACTTGTTTTCCAGGCAAGGGTTGCTTTCAATAGGTCCGTTTCAGCATCATTTACAGCGATTATAGCAGCGGACATTTGTTTTTGCCGTTCTTCTTGCGCATCGGTTAATGTACTATCGGCAGCAGCCCGGAGTTGCGGATATTTCTCCGCCGCATAGGCATCAATTGCTTTTGTGGACGGAATGATCTTTGCGGGTGCAGCGAGAGCACCGGCGTAATCACTTTTGGATTGTACGGGGTCCAGGACTAAATACTGTCCGTTGTTATATACGATATTTCCGTACCCTAATTTGTATGACGAAAGCCAATTATCGATATCCGTGACCTTCTTGGGATCGATCGTGCGTTTTGCGCGAGTTGCCATTCTTTTTTTCAGGGATAGAGAAAGAAGAAAAGAATGAATATGACATTTACAATCGCTCTTCTAATCTGTATGTTCCTACTCCTAAGTGCAGTACCTCTCCTTGTATTTATGGGTCTGGGATCGGCGTTAGGTACAAAATCCGACGATTTCCGCGTGCTACTGGCATTTTTTATGCTTGCGGGTATCATTGCATTCTTGGCATCCCTGGGTGTCTTTGCACTCATGCAGAAGGAGGACTGTGGTAAGGTGGAGAGTATGACAAAGGCGGCAAATAATGCGGGTCTTGCGCTGCTTATACAAGTAGGCGTGTTAGTACTGGTGTGGCTCGTAAAACCGCTCCGTGGTATCGTAACCAATCTTTTACCGCCCGACATTGACCCAAATATCAGCGACGCCATAGGCTACGGATATTTCGGTGGATTCGCAGGAGCGTTTAGTACACTGATTGGTGCAAGTTTCTCAGGAATGTGTGACTAAGTTTTCAAAAGAGGGCGGTTCATGTCCGAAGTAAACAAACTTTGGTACACCGGATGCTTGGGGCTCTACAAAATAGTAACCGGGGAGTTGTGTGGGTGGTGCCACTTTGGGTATACGAGGTGTTACTTCGGTATGTGTAATCTGTGCGGGTGGAGTATAGCGAACACGGCTAATTGGTGTTGCCACTTCTTCGTCAAAGTGGAATGCGGATTCGCCGGATGTTGAACTGAGAACCACATTTGCAACGAAGACGTTGCTTACTGTGGCAATTGCATACGAGATGAACGCCCAAACAATCGTAAACATCCAGAAAGGAAATACGGTGGTGCGATGTGTATTATCAAGACCGAATTCCTTCCATGTGCCGTTATCAGGGTGAAACATGATACTGGGACGTAAATATAATACAAGTGCTACACCGACAATATAAATGCCGAGTGCAAAATAAAGAACAGACATTCTTCCCTATTCATACATGGAGATTAAGGAAGCCATAAAAACCGATAGATAATTTAGAATGGCTTCACCTCCCAGACCACCCCGCCGTGAGTTACGCGTAGAGGACTTTGCGGTGCGTCGTCATTACAACCGACCACACGCTATGAATTCCAATAACAATATTGCAATTCAGTCATTTGCCGAGTTGAACCAGATAGGTGCCCCGCCGCCTCCAGGACAACTGCCGGTGTGGTACACAGCCAAGGTTAACCAAGGTGTGGTACAAATCCCTGCGGATAAGCGACAAAATGTAATGAATCTTACAGATATTGATGCGGATGAAGAGGTGGTGCGTATCAAACAACTAGGTCAGGACTTCTTCTATCGTAAGGAGAACTGGGAGCAGTGGATGCGGACAAAACTTGCCCAATATCCAAATCGTCCGGTGGAAAATCCGGCAAACCGTGTACCGGTCACGCCGGACCAGATTGATATCTTTACGGCACAGGTGATGGCGGGCGGTAAACGGCGTACTCGCCGTACTCGCCGTGCTCGTCGTCGTCACCGCTCAACCCGCCGCCGCTAAATCGGTAATATCGTAAGTCCTTCCCGCAGCGATTCCGTAAGTCCGTCCTTCAGCAACCCGTACGGACTCCCACACAGGGCAAGCAACTTCTTCACCTGTTGTTAGAATCATGATGTCTTCGCCGGTTCGAAGATCCATTGTATATTGATAGTAGTGCGGTTCCCGCCTTGCTATCAATCCTCCGTCTACAGCCGATTTAAAAATCCATATTAAATCGGGCATTCTTGTTACATTTTATATATTTTATAAATCAAATAAACTAATAGTATAACGGAAACAAATGCCGTAATACTCCATCCCGTAGGAGTAAATATAACAAACATTAAGATAGCGGGTAAGAAAAAGAATCCAACAAGTGCAAATACCAACGCAATTACAACCGACATTCCTATATTCAGTCAACATCTTCGTCGGCAGGAGCTCTATGATCGTATCCTTCCTCGGCGATTGCCGTATTCAATGTCTCCATTTCTGCCTGTCCCGTGATGTCGGCGGCAAATTCGGGTAGTCCCATTGCCGCACGCTGCCCACGCTCAAATTCAAAGAAATCGGCGTCATAGGAAAAGAGATTTTTGACATTGCCCACCGCCCAGTCACCAATCTTGAGCGCCTTTTTGCGTTTCTCAATATCGCGTAAATCTTTGTCCAAATCGTCAAACTTCTTAATGAAATACGCCTTCTCGAGCTCGGCACGCGCATTGATTGCTTCCGCAATTTCCGCAGGTGTCTTCTGGTACTGTTTTACGGTCTCGGCGGAGGATAAGAGTGCTTCACAGACCCAACCGATGTGAAATTTAATCGCTTCCACCTTTTTGATAGAATTTGTCGCATCTGCGTACAAGGGTGATGTCTCCGTAAAGAGTGTGATTAAGCCCGAGAATAAGGACCACTGTGCCATAAGACGGAATTCTTGGGGTGTTAACTGCACACCGGCACGAATATTCGTGCGTAGGACTGCTAACCAGGTACCAAACCACGAAGTGTAACGATCTAACGAAGCATGAATAATCTCCATTGTTTCATCGGAGTACTCCTTGAAGTTATGAACCGAGCCGGCAACGACCGCGTACGACTTTGTCCAAATCTTATTGAGAAGCTGTTTATGATTACGGCTAATCTTAGGAAACCACTTTGTCGCATTTGGAGTATCTACCACAAATTCGTAGCGGATCTGCGAGCCCTCTTTCACAAAAATATCAATATAATTGCGTATTACGGTTGTACTATCTTCGTTATCGGATATAGCATCCATGAGTTTGACAAGTAAATCGTTGGCGGCGGAGATGGTGGCATTAGGACCGCGGAACGACATATCTACGCCAAACTGTTTACCTGCACGACGAAGAATGCGTTCACATCCCTTAACACCGAGGGCACCGGTAATCTGCATTAAGAGATTCTTTAGTGCGGTATCGTAGACTCTGGAAAATTCTACAAGTTCAAGACGACGCTCAATGTCGGTCACCCCCTTTTCAGCAATCTGCTTCATAGTATTTACGAATATGCTCCAACCGTCCGCGGCAGCAGGGACTAAGATACCGAGTGTTCCGCCGAGCGACTGAAGAATATACATAAAATCTTCTGTAACCGGTGGCGGCACAGATGTAATACCTTTTTTATTCTTCATGGCGTTCTCCAATATTTGGAACGCCGCTTCGTCAAACGGAATATTCTGGCGACGCAGGGCATCCAATGCAAGTTGTTCGCGGTCCGCCGCCAGCCGATTGAGCGCTGCCTCGCGCTTTCCACCGGTAGAAGAAATATCGGCGGCGGTCATGGACATTAATTCAGTTGGCAAAGCAAAACGGCACCAACGGCACACCCCGCTCGCATTGTATTCGTGAACCGCGCCGTGGCGAATACCACGGTAGCAATACTGTAGGAAGAGTTTGTAATATCCGCTGCTATCCAATTCGGGCAAAACGGCAATGTTGGTCGTCGCCGACCAGGGAACATAGAAGTGCGAGCCGGCGTTCGGTTTGGCAGAATCGCGGTGCTCTACCGTGGTCGCCGCCGCCGCTTGTAATACCAACTCTGCCTTGAGGTTCTCTATTTGTAGCGACTGAACGCCAAGACTGGTGCGACCAACATCGCTGAGTTTCGAGAAACAACAGACAGAGTCGGAGCGGACCGAATTCTCTATGACCACACCCGTCGCAGAACTTTCCTTGTAAAACTGCTGCATCAACTGGGCGTTAAGTTGATTTGTGCGCGCACGAACAAATGGTCCAATCTTGGCGACCGGCATTGTCGCAACATCCGTTTCGTACTTCTTCACATTTTGAATGCTGTTTTCCCGTACGATTGTCTCTTCGGAGATAACCGGTATAGGACGGAACGACGGCGGCAGCACATCGCGTTGCGATGCCTTTACGACTTCAGCCGTCTCTGCCTCCTTCGCCTTCTTAAGCATATCTTTGTATGTATTCGTGACATTGAATGTGACATTGAGCGGCGGCGGCGGTGTCTTATCGGCGGGCGCAAAACATAGGACCGAATTTACAGTCAGCATTACTACAGTTTCTATCGCCTTGATACGCTTGGGCATCTGCGTTTCGGGTGACCATGTTGTTTGATTCCAAGGTGCGTCATTGCGGAAAATGTTGGCAATGACACAGGCAACATAGGCGAGAGCATCCTTGCCGGCGACCGCGATATCCTCGCCGTCCAAGGGGAAACCGCTACGCGAGAACTGGCAACCAGCGGCGGGAAATGGAACATTAATTGATGATGTTTGAATCTCCAGGAGAGCGAAGCAACCAATCGCACTAATTTGCGCATTGGCAAAGTAAGTGTCGTAGGGCGGCGGGGCAGCGCCTTTTTTGGTACCTTTTCCTGCTGCTGCTGCCGCAATCGCACGCTCGTACTTATCGCGGTTTGCAATACGCTCTTTGAGGTAATCTTGGGTAGCACCAATAACGCGTTTGTAGGTTTCAGGCGGTGCCGCGTAGCCTGCGCGTTCAAACAGTGTTCGTGCGACGAAATAGAGTTTGAGATCCGCCTCATCGGTAAATGGCAGCGTTTCCTTCGCATCTTCCCGTAAAACAATCGCAGGAGATGTATCATCGTCTTCGTTATTCTCAAGCACACCGCGACCCACTAACGGGCGTCCTTCGTCGTCAAACTCTAAATGTGTGTCGTACTCCAGATCTTGAATCTTCTGTCCACAGCTCTTACATATATAGGCGCCCTCAAAGACGGGACCGGCATATTCAAGGAGGAGCGATTTGTGGAGCGCTTGTGCGCGACCAGGATGTAGGAACTCGTTGAGTAGTAAGATTTCGTGTTTACAGATGAGGTCCTCGCCGCAGTTGCCACAGAGTGCATAGTTGCCGCGTTGTCCTGCCTGGTAACGATTGAGCGTCTCCTCTAGAAGTAACATGCGCGCATCATCTTTGCGAATATTCACGACTTTTTCAAGTTCTTTTACATGTTTACAAGGGTTGATATCAGGCGCGGATTGGAACGCGTTTGCTGCGTCGCGGCGCACCGTCAAATTCCGTTCAATACGCTGTGATTCCGCCTTATAGGTATTCTTTAGGGTCGCAATAAGGGCGGGGTCCACACCGCCCGCTACTGCGTAATAGTAGGGTGTGAGCGTCTTATTTGCAATTCCAAGAATGCCGTTTACAATCATAAAATCGTAGTGTTTGAGTAAGCCCTCCTGTTCATTGAGTCGGTCAAGAATTGGCTTGAGCACGGTGGACTCTTGAACCGGTTGTGCAAAGAGAGCGGAGTCGCCAGAAACTAAAGGGGTGATTGCGGGCACCTCTTTTACTGCGCGTGCTGCTAGCGCTGCCGCTGCCGCCGCCTTATATTGACTGTCCCATTTGGCGATACCGGTACGGACTACATCTAAAATAGGCTCAAATGCCGTTGTAGAGATTTCTAGATTACGCAAACCAAACGAATCTAGGACTGCAAGAAGATGCTCGTCGGTGAAGGAGGTAGCAGCAGGAAGGCGATCGGCAAGGAATTCGGCGAGCGGTAGGACTGTATCAGGATTGTATACTTCTTGTAGATTCCAATTCTTCATGAGAGCGTGGTAAAAGAGATTCGTATTGGCGCGGGATGCCTCGCTGGCACCAATATCCCATAAGAGTACACTGGAGCGGATAGGAGTACGATAGCGTAGCATGTTGGTAGAGAGTAAGATGTGGTGTAGGACTTTGCCGGAATCGGCGGGTGCGACTACCGTATTTGTACCGGTCTTCGCATTTCGTATTATTGATGACGACAATAAGCGTACAAGACGGTTATTAATTGTGCTCAGTGAATCGGAGTATAGAGGAATCGCTTCATTCCCTTTATTCACCGCGGGCGGCACCGATGCGAAACCGGTGACCGGCTTGGGCGGCAACTGTGAACGAAGTACATCTGTATCGTAGGCGATGCGTTCCGCACTTGCCGACGCCGGCACATAAGCCTGAATTGTTTGAAGTACAGAGTGTATATAGGCAACAAAGGCGTTGTCAACCGATTCTTCTTGAAATTTGGAGCCGCTGGCGGCAACATCAATAAGAGTTCCAATGTCGGAGCGAGATTCCGTATCTTCACTACTGAACGGTTCATTGTCGTCGGTGTAGAGTACCTTTTTGACCGCCATAACGGGTAGGAAGGCACGCAGAGAATCGCCGTTACGGGATTTGTCTAGAATATCCTGTAGGGAATCTACAACATAGGAAGTAGGTGCTACATCTGGTAGGACCGCGCCGGATTCGTCGCGGACGACGAGAGAATTCTTCATCGCGAGCAGTAAGTCGGTCGTGCGGTAGAGATTCTGCATCACCTTGGGATCTCGTTGTTTCTTGAGGGGTATATCCACGAGTAAAGATACAAACATATCTTCACGCTGAACGCTATCGCTAAATGTCTGCTCTTCACTAGGAATCTCCTCTACGAGCGCAGCGGGCAATAAGTCATAGTCTATTTCCGGGAATACTTCTTCTTCAGCAGCAGGTTCAACCGTTTCCGCATTGGAATCGCTATTATTTTCGGGTGGGGCAGGAGCGGCACGAGGGCGTATAATATCATGGGGTGGTGCTGCACCGATAAATTCAAAATTAAGAATTGTGCCGTCCTCAAGAATAATACCATCTTCGGTATCGGTCGCAACAACTTTGGCGACAACACCTTCCTCTGCCGCCACGCCATTCACTGTAAAGAACTCAAGTATCTCGCCAGGGGCAACGGAAAGTTGAATAGAAAAATGGGGATCTTTGCGTTTTTCGTGAATAAGAATTTCTTGGACGCCGAGTGCCTCTTGGAAAGCGCCGGTCTCAGGAACTAGCGGAAAATCGATACCGGTATTGCTGGATTGTGTAGGACGAATGCGAATAAGTGCGCCATCGCGGTAGATAATACGACCACTGGTAGTTTTATATGTATCGCTCATAATGGTAACCCAGTCGCCCAATTCGGGCACAAGTTCCTCATCCATTCCTCTACTGTAGGAGCGGGTCTCTTTTCTTGTCCAACTGGAACACAAGATAAAAAAATTGACAGCGTCGCCGTTGAATAAACGGTGTGTACTCCCTCTTCCTTCTTATATTCCTCCAATGTCCGTCTTTTCATCCCTTTCATCCCGTTATCCTACCTGGGCTGCGCTCAAGACCTTTCTTACTGGCGAAGAGGGCGGTCATCTCCGTGTAGACGACAATTCAACTCCTGAGCAGCCGTTTGCTCTTATTCGCTATGTGAAGGGCAAGAGCAATCTTGCGCTCCCCCATGTCCGCGCATTCCGTTCCGTTGTGTGGGATGTGATTAAGAATACGCCAGTGAGCGTTGCTCCGCAGAAGAGCCACGATGGCGAGTCTATGCCGAATAGCCAAAGTGTGGAGGGCTATAAGATTGAGCGCTTTATTGATGGCGTGATGATCTGCGGCTTCTACGACCAGTACAACAACCAGTGGCGCTTCCACACGCGCTCCACGCTCAACGCAAACTGCCGCTTCTATAGCCAGACGAAGAGCTTTCGCCAACTGTTTGAAGAGGCGGTGTCCACGACGATGACATGGTCCAACTTTCTCGCATCGCTCAACACGGCTACGCAGTACACCTGGGTACTCCAGCATCCTGAGAATCGTATTGTGGTGAATGTCACGACACCGACGGTTGTCTGCGTCCAGAAGCAGATGTATACGGGTGACACTCTTATGACTATTGCGGAACCGACAATCTTTGATGTTGCAAAGGTGTCGGTAGCATCTTGGAGCGAGCTGACCGCCAAGCTCCAGTTGGAAAACGCGCAGTTCAAGCACAACTTCCAGGGATACTGCATGAAGAATGCGACGACGAATGAGCGCTGGAAGGTACGCGGCGAGGCGTACAACCGCGTCCGCCGACTCCGTGGCAATTCCGCACGCCGCGACTTCCTATGGCTAAGTCTATGGCGCACGGGTATGCTTCGTGACTACCTCGCTCTCTATCCTGAGGAGCGCTTCTCCGCGAACGCTATTGTGGATCGCTGGAAGATGATTAGCCGCACGGTGTACAATCTGTACACCGATGTCTTCAAGGCGCGCAGCTTGCAGAAGGGACAGATTCCGCCGAAGTACCGCCCGTTCGTCTTTGGGCTCCACAATCTCTACATCAATGATCTCAAGCCCCAGAACAAGACGGTCGACTGGCAGACCGCACTCCAGTATATGAACGGACGCGATACGGCACAGGCGCTCTACGCAATTAACTGGGAGGTGCGCCAGCAGAATCAACCAACGATTCCGCTAGAAGTACAGGTGGATGCGTCGGCGTCACTCGTGGAGACCACGCCAGTTGATGTGTCGGCACCGGTGCCGCAGGAGCCGGTTCCTCGCGCGGCAGAGGTCTCTATTCCAGAGGCGCAGATGATGAATAGCGTCGCCTAGATCAACAACCAAATACAAAACCAATAAACCAATAAAAATTCAAAAAAAACAAAAACCAATATATTTTTGAATGTCGGCTCGCCTTCGTTTAAACGGCAAAACTAACGAATTCTTATACCGTAGAGCAATGTGCGGCATTTGGTTTACACTCAAAGCAAAAGGGCTTACGACAGAACAGGCTCTAAAATACATCAAGAACCTGGAGCCGCGAGGTCCAGAATACACTGCCATCAATGATATATCCGGTGTCTTACTGGGATTTACGCGCCTCGCAATTAACGGTTTAACCCCACTAGGTCATCAGCCGTTTCTCCAGGACAACACAGCAACCATATGTAACGGTGAAATTTACAACTATAAGGAACTCGCGAATCGCTGGAATCTTCAACTCGCCGAGGGAACGAGTGACTGTGCTATCATTCCCCACCTCGCAACCCATCTTCCGCCTACAGCCCTGGTTCGTGCCCTGGACGGCGTATTTGCCTTTGCCCATGTGAATACGAACGATGATACTCTGCTCATTGCAAGGGACCCGTACGGCGTACGACCTTTGTACCAAGCCAATTATGCGGATGGGTCCACTATTTGGTCATCGGAAATCAAAGCGCTCCCAGCCGACTACACGCAGATTCAGCCATTTCCACCAGGAATGTGGGCACTGTACAATATTACAACGGGAATCATGTTAGATTCTTGTAAGTATCACGAAGTTCCTCATGTGAAACTTGCGGCGTTTGGATTTCCAAACGGACTATCATTTGCCAAGGCAGCGTTAAGAGAGTCCGTCATTACGGCAGTAAAGAAGCGTCTCTTGAGCGACCGTCCTATTGGCGCACTGCTGAGCGGTGGTTTGGATAGTTCGTTGATTGCAGCGATTGCGGCACGAGAACTCAAACTAACACATAAGAAACTCCATACATTCAGTATTGGAATGCCTGGTTCTACGGATCTTATGTACGCCCGAATGGTGGCGAAGTTTATTAAGTCCGAGCACCACGAAGTGATTGTCACTCCTGAGGATTTCCTCAATGCGATTCCCCAAGTAGTCCATGATATTGAGTCGTACGATATTACAACGGTACGAGCCAGCGTTGGCAATTGGCTAATTGGTAAATACATAAAAGAGAATACGGATATTAAGGTCGTCTTTAATGGGGACGGCTCCGACGAAATCGGTGGAGGTTATTTATATTTTTACAGGGCGCCGAGTGACGAGGAGTTTGAGGCAGAATCTGAACGGCTCCTCAAAGAGATTCACTTATACGATGTTCTCAGATCGGATCGGTGTATAGCGGCACACGGTCTGGAAGCGCGCACACCGTTTCTAGATAAGAATGTGGTAGCGACCTGGCGAGCGATTGACACCTATTTACGCAGACCCAAAAAGGCAAACGCGGAGGGGCGCGGCGCGATGATAGAAAAGTTTATTTTACGCGAGGCATTCGTCCACGACCACTATTTACCGTTAGATGTACTCATGCGTAAGAAGGAGGCGTTCAGTGACGGTGTATCCGCAACAACTGATTCGTGGTATCTCCGTACAAGCGAGTATGCCAAGACCCTTTCCACGGATCAAGATACAAAATACATCCATAATCCTCCACAGACGGATGAGGCGCGCTGGTACCGTCAACTCTTTGTCCAAAATTATGGCGATAAGGCGACGACTCTTATTCCCCATATGTGGTTGCCGAGGTGGATTGAGGGGGCAACGGACCCGAGCGCCCGCACGCTCAAAGATCTATACTAAAGTGCTTTGACAAAACGCTGGACCACGATGTGCGAATCTCCTTACGATATGTATCAAGCACCGCACGGTCATCCTTCCATTCAAAGGTCTCTAAAAGCCGCACCAGATGTTCAAATGAGTCAAATAAGTACACATTGGGTGATTTGAACACTTCATAATAATCCGCCAAAGACAACCATGTAGCCTTGTTAGAAAACAAGGATAACTCCATAGGCAAATCACTCTGCCAGTACGCCGAGACGCTATTAATTGCTACATGTTGAAGCATGTAGAGTTTGGACGGAAAAAACAGCGGAATACCGGCAGAGAAATGCTCAAACATACTCATAGTGCTGATTTCGTAAGGAATGTGAATAATACCTTTGAATGTGCCGAGGTCGCTCCATTCGAATTGTCCACCCAATTCGCTCTTCATCGTGATAAGTGGATGCTTGGGCAAATTCCCGTGATAGCAGAGGAATGTGGGTCGCCGAGGCTTATACTGGATACCTGTATACGCGCATAATGACGGAATATGTGTAGTAGATAATCCACATCCTAGTTTGGTATAGAGTTGGTCCGCTTTATTGTTGGAAACGGCAATAAGCAATCCCCGTGCCGCCAAGCGACCCAGACACGCCTTGTACAATTCAAGCATGCGCGTGTTGCGTGACCAGCAGAATGGTAAATCGTAACGACACGAATTAATCATAATAATAGGTTTATTGTACTTTTCAAAGACGGGTATAAATCCGTTGGGATGTCCACAGATAAATCCGTCAAAGGTTGATAAAAAATCGTCGTACCGTGCCTGAAAGGCGGCAATCATTGCTTCGTCCAAATGCGCCCAAGTGCTAGGATTGATATGTTCCATTGCCATTGTCGGTTTTTTGAAGACCCAGGCGTGACCACTCATACATACATCGGTCACCTCAAATTGGGGACATAGGTTTTTAAAGTCGGCGATCACAGAGATATGAAGATCCATGTTAAATAGTTTCGGTTTCTGTTGAACTTTCATCAATAACTGAGATAGGTTTTGAAAACTCATCTTTATTGAATACTTCCCAGCCGTGCTTTATATCTCTTACTAAAATAAGAATGATCAACGAATTACTTCTGGTTTTATCAGAAGTAATTTTATCGGCGTATCCGTTGTTGATTAAACTAGTTGATGTATCGGTTCTGTTACAAACTGGTCTACGGATGGCGGTATTTACTACGCTTGCCGCAGTAGCGGCGGTTCTTACAAAGAATCCTCTTGCTGTCGGTTCCCTTTTGTCCACGGAAACACTCGGTGCCGGCGTACTCAATTTAATCCATGTGTTCACGAGTTATACCGCGTTTGAGCAGTTAACAGGCGGCAATGCCATGGCACTCTTTTACACCTATCCCGTGTTTAATATTTTGGCGACTGCTGCGGTGTTCAAAGAAACTATTCCTCTCACTTCGGTACCTTGGATAACTCTAGCCCTAGGAGGTGCCATCGCACTTGCCCAGCCCACCGCTACCAATTGGACCCTGGTAGGCGTTATTAGTGCCCTACTTGCTGCACTCACTGAGGTCGGTATCTATATTTGGTTCCGGTTGCGCGAGGAGAAAGAATCAAACCAGCCATGGACGAAAATGATACAGATGTACGGTAGCAGCGGTGTTCTATGGGCAGTAGGAATCGCCGCCGCCGCCGCCGTCGGTGTTCTTGCAAAGAACACATTAAATATTACTCCCAGCGGACTCGGTAGTATTCTTGCCTTCAATTCGTTGGTAGGATTTACGGGCTATGCTTTGCGCTTTTTCCTTATTCCCCAAGTGAGCACAATCGTATTTAGCGTACTTTCGTTTTTTGGTATTGTGTCTGCCTATGTATTTGACTGGATTTTTACAAATCAGAAGCCGAATATGACGCAGATTCTGGGCGCGGTGGCGATTATGGTAGCGAATGGTATGTTGATTACGAGGGATATTGCCTAAAGATACTACTTTAAATATTATAAAATGTGTTATTCTCATATACGAAAAGGATTTTATATTTTTTCTTACCGCCCGCTGGAACATTGGGAGCGCAAACTTCTTATTGAAAATTCCTACCATAATACGAATCATATACTTTCAACAAAAGTATTACCAATTCAGGTTGCTCAGCGCAGATATGGTTCAATCCTAGCAAACAAAGAATTTAACCCAATCTATGTGAAGAATTGGTACACCTATGAATGCAATAAAGAGATATATCAAATCTATCCCCGCGAATTCAAATGGCTGGATATCCAAATTCCCAACAAAATTACGCATACAACATATATACCTGAACTCATAAATACTGGTGATACGCTCGTATTTGAGACCGAGGACAAAGTAAAGCACCTAAATTAACCCCATATAACAAGGATAGGATGGCTGCTACACCCGCAAATAGCCTAACCCTAGTGAGTACGGGTCTCGCTGATGCACGCTTGATGTCCCCTAAGGGCAATCCAGATATCCATCAGTTCGTTCATGTAATTAATAAAACAACGCGCTGGGCGGCGCAATGGAATCGTGTAGACTTTGACGGCACACCCGAGTTTGGTCAGCGTGTTTCTCTTACGATTCCCACAATCGGCGAGCTGGTAAATGCCATTATGATTGTTGTAGAGATGCCAGATATTTATAGCACACAAATCGCCGCGATACAAGCCATGGGCGGCACGAGTCTAACCGATCAAGGCAGCTTCTTAGGTCCGCTCTTCGGCTGGACAAACTCTCTTGGTCACGCGCTCATTCAGCAGATAGAATTGGAAATAGGCGGTCAGATCGTCGAAACATTCGATAGTCGACTGTTAGAAATCCTAGACGAATTGAACGAAACGGTGGAATCCGCAATAGCCAAGAATTTTATGATTAAACGTACTCCGCATGGATTTACAAATACAACATATTTGAGCCCTACGCCGACAACCGTGTATGTGCCGATTCCGTTTTGGTTTTCTAGACCAGGTGTTCATTCGCACGCTTTACCTTTACAGGCACTTAATAATAATGTCGTGCGTATTCATGTAACATTTCGTGGAATAAATGGATTGGTGTACACAGAAGCACGAGCAAATCCAAATACAATTGGTTTGAGTAATACACCGGCGTATACAGAACCGTATGCTCCTATGTTACCGATTGTAGGATCTCCTTTCTGGGGAGAAACTGCTGTTGATGCATCTGGTAGTCCAATCAAAATACTTGGTCCGGTTTACACTATGAATTCCTCTATGGGAACAGGTCCTGTTACGGGTGGAATTATTCCAGGTATTAGAATGCCGCTCCGTTTATCACCGATTGATGCGTATGCTATGATTGAGTATATTTCGTTGGAAGAGTACGAAGCAATCGTATTTCGTACAGCCGAGTTAACCTATCAAGTAAAGCAACATTTTGCAGTTCCGGTAGAGCAGACCCTGGGACAAACAGAAATTCATTTGAACATCCCGTACGCCAATCCTACGAAAGATATGATGTGGGTATTACAGCGACCCGAGGCGCAACTGTATAATGCCTATTTCTTATTTACACGCGATTTATATCCTACTCCAGTATCACAGCCTGAGGGCGGATCTCCGCCGCTGCCGAATCCTACTACAATTCCGTGGTGGCCTGATGCAATCTTACAACCATTACAACTCTATAATTGGCAGATTAAACCAGGATTTCAGGACTCGTATTCGGAGCCTTTGGCGGGGGCGGCACTCCATTACAATTCGTATGAGCGTTTTGTACACGAGGGTGGATCTTTCTTTCGGTCGGTGATTCCGTCGCAGTATTTTGTCAAATCTGCGGCGATTGACCGTTATATTTACGCCTATGCGTTTGGACATAAGAATGACCGGCTGGAGTATGAGCCGAAAGGAACGGCAAATTGGGATAAGATTCAGCGTAAGGAATTATATGTTACCTTGAATCCTTCGCGGGGTGGTGGAGCCCCGCCGAATATGAATTTATATGTATACATTACGATTTGGAACATTTTTAAGGTATATGGTGGTCGTGGTGCGATGTTGTTCAGTAACTAATCGCCGCGCCAATAGAAAAATTGAGATAATATTATATTTCATCTCAATTCACAATAACCTAGCCATGTATATTGGATATCCTATTAGCCTAAAGACCGCCTTTACGATGTTTGGCTACCGACAGCCTATGGAAGATGCTCAGCCCCGCTATAATGTAATGAGGCAGCACCTCGCAGAGCACAACCTAGATATCTACTTTTACGACAAGAATGTCTATATTCTAGGTATGCGAGTGAACGAGTTTCATGCAGGCAACGATACTCACTACACCGTCAACGATGCGTTTGAACTTATGATTGCGTATAAGCAGAAGGTCACTGCCGCACTGAAGGCAGCCGATGCGAATCTAGCAGAGTTTGATATTGAGGTGATGGAGGGGGAGCCACAGCGTGTCCAGAATCCGCAGCCGTACGTTATCACTTAGGTAGCCGCAATTGCTTCAATGTTACTTCAATAGGTTTTTTTTCGCCACGAGGTAAATTCACCATTGCTATACGACCATAAGCAGCAAAAGAGACGGTGCCGTTCCAGCAGATTCCGTCTTTGATATACATGTCAAACCGAGATTTGAGTTCTTGGACCTCGGGGGACGAATAAGGAATACCTAAATCAATTGTAAGTTTTTTCAAAACGGCAATTGATTCTTTGAGCCGATCCGCTTGCGGTTTCTCGGATATCACAGGCTCAGCCATTTATCAACCGACTGAAAAAAAGTGTTACTTACTACCGCCGTTCTCAGGAATGGGACCTGAAACTGCGCAGGTGCTGACACATACATTCATACCATAATAGTAATCGTACTTATTTTCAAATGATGGGAACTGTTTGATACAACTGCTGGTAGTATAGCAGCAGGAGGTGCTAAGTTTTCCACAGTCTCCGCCGGTATTATTTGCAACAAAGGTAGCATATTGATTCACATACAAAGCCCGAGCCTTATTTCGGCGAATAGTGTCGGATGCGTCCATCTACATAGCAGATTGAAAACCTTGGGTCATGGCTGCCGTTGCAGATCGCTGATGAGGTGTACTAAATGGGCTTGTCACATTAGGATCATCTACCGTCGTATTACGGCTGAGGAAGAATCCGTGCTGCGTGCCAAGCGCCGTCGTATTACTCACCATTCGGGTAAGCATCGCTACGCCCTCATCTGGTTCATGCTGTTCCTGCTGGCAGCGAACATCCTCAAGCATTTCATCCACCTGCGCCTGGAGGCGCGTGATAAACGGACGACCGACCGCTGGCGACATTGCCAGCGTATGCCCACATTGAAGTAGTTCGCCAATAGCACCGTTATAGTTCCTATGCGCTATCAATCCCGTCACGGTGGTCATTATAGTGGCAAGACGGACGCGCTGGACCTGCTCCTCAATGTCGAGCGTATTGAGGGCACCGGTACCCGCTGCCACGACAACACTACAATCACACCCATCCTCTCGCCATGTTAGTTGTGCAGGTGAGCCGGTGCCGCGAAAGAGAACCCACTGGGGCTTCTCGGCAATGAGAGGACCGACACGATACACATTAGGATGTTCCCTATCCATACCAAGTTCTACACAAATACCACCGGTACTCGCCGTAAGCACTGCGTTAAATCCAACCTGATCGGCAAGTCCACCCACAATATCGCCGATGATTGCGGGAATGAGTTCGGTAGAGTCGGCGTAGGTGTAGGAGCCGCGGCTGCGTACCGCCATATCACGAAGCAGTTCAACATTATGTTTAGCACCAAAACCAAGGGTATTGACAGGCGTACCGGCAGGAAGTTGGCTGGCAAGAATTCGTAGAAGACCAACACCGCTTGTGTGACCAACATTGACATATCCATCCGTCATAAGAAATACAGCGTCTATAGGAAGTGTCAGTGCTACCATACCAAGGGTCTCAAATGCGGCTTCCATATTCGTGCCTCCTTCGGCGGTTAAACCTTCCACAATTGAGTGAAGATGGTCACGCGTAGCCGGTTCAATCTGTACAGCATCTGCAAGAATCGTACCGGCATTTGCATACTGAATAATTGAAAGCACATCGTGGTCTGCCATACCATCAATAAGTAGGTGAAGGGTACGAATCACGGCTTCTAGTGGCTCTCCCTCCATACTTCCACTTGTATCTAGGAGGAGTGCAATATGGTAGGCGGGGCGGGTCGCAGCGGCAGTGCGACGAGGTAGCATTCGTACCGCGAAGATATCTCCGTAAGACGCAGCATCTACTTGAATAGGCATCGTATGCCGATTCAAATACTTAAAACAATCGTGTCAATTTTTTTCAAGTTTAAGTCTTTGTATCGCTCGCATAATTCTGCGTGAGCAGAGTATTCATGCGTTTATAGCGAATGTAGTCGGCATGCGAGCGGAAGGTAGGAAACGGTGTGCCGCCGCCCGGAGCACTTGTATATACAATGCCAGTACTAGGAGCATAGGAATAGACATTATAATTATTCGATTCGGAGCTGTAGAGTGCCTTGCCGCCGGTGAAGTAGGTGGTATCGGCGGCAGAACGGTCATTAGGCTGCTTACGAAAGAGAAGTACACCACAACTCTCGGCGCAGTAGTTAACTGTTGACAATGGCAGTGCAGGATCAGGGTAATATACATACGCGGTTGATGTATATACCGACATATTTAATGTGCCATTAGAAATTCTTTCTCGTAGGCGGCTTCCATTTCGGGCAGAGGGACTTCACGGTAATCGCGAATAAATTCGGCAAACGGACCCTTGCGAATAGAGATCACGCCAGCGTTTTCGGTAATAATATTGTAGAGTGTTTTCGTTCCACACTTATCTTCCGTCCAGAGTTTCGCACTACGAACCCAGGTATTATTAGGAGTATCATAGACAAGTTGCGCAGCAGATAATACGAAGCCCTTCGGGGTTGTAATGGTAGAATCACACTGTTCTTTTACAATACCGAGCACCTTACCTGAATGTTTTACTATATCTCCTATCGAAATCTCGTCCATGCGTTTCCATGAGCCGTCAGCCATCTTTACGGAGACATCTCCGCCGACACCAAGGCTGTAATCGGCAACAAGTCCCTTGTCGTCAACTGCACCGCTATTGAGCGCAGCCGAAGCCACTTTCTGTGTTGCCGTTACGACATCCGCCGATGAGTGCTCATCGTAGTCGGCGACAACGAGCCCCTCCTTTCCAACGGCAAAGCGGTGACCGGTACAGTTGAGGCATACCAATTCGGGGATAGATGCAGCGAAGTCAGCCAGTGGGTGTGACTCTGCCGTCACCATGCCCCCATTTACAGAGACATAATGTTGGGAGCTCAGGAGTACATCACCGATAGAGACCATCGGTGTCTTTTCACCGTTGAAGCGGAATACAGAGGTTACAACAGGTGTAGGATTTCCAGGAACGCTGGCAAGTACATCACCGATTGCCACCGAAGATATAGGTTTGAAAGAGCCGTCTGCCATTTTTACAGGTGTATTCGGCGCAAAGCAGAATTCCATAATAAATTGTACCAAGTCGTTGTCGGCTAAGTTAAATGCGGTGGTCATGGCAGACTGTCCCATAAAGAGCACGGCGAACATAGAGCCGTACACTTTGCCCATCAAGTTTAGAATACGAATAAAACTCATGCGGACATTATTCATTAAAAACTGAATTTTATTGCGAATGCTTAATATGAAATTTTCAACACCGCCTAAGAAGTTTGAGAACATGCCACGGATACTCATAGCGGCGTTTACAACGCTTTCGAGCACTTCATGGAATGTTCCAAGGATAGCGTATATAGGAGCGAATACTTCGGCAGCCTTGAAATTAAAGACACCTTGTACACAAAAGTTAAAATTATCTATAGGATTATATCCAAAGTTGCCTACAAAAGGCATAAACAATGGATTACATCGGTATTTTCCAAAATTCTTTTTAATATCCTTAATATTTTGCAGTTGAAATGATACTGCTAAAATACCAAGTTGTACTAATGTAATGACTAGAAAGATGATTATAGTAGTTGTATAACCCTCTTTCCAGGCGATCATCTTCTCCAAATCAGTTTCCCCGTTTGAATCCATGACGGGAAGCCCTCTCTGTTGGAAGCCGTGATTTTACTTGGGTGTTTCTTCCCCCTGTGCAGATTGTTTACGAGCGCGTTTCTTATAAGTTCGTCTGCGCGCCTTTGTTCGGGCTCCTCGTGTACCTGCTGTTTGTGGTATCGGGGTACTTGTTTCATTATTTGCTACTTCTACTTGAGCCTGCTCCGACTCCTTTTCCGCCTTTGACTTTTCAAGTTCCGCTTGTGCTTGTTTCTTTTTAATATCGGCAATCTGTGTTGCATATTCTGCTTGCTGTCGTGTGCGTTCAAGATCATCCTGGGCTGCCTGTACATCATCCGCGGTGAGTTCTTCACCTCCGCCTTTTGTGGATGGTGGGGCAGGGTCGGATGTTGCAGTTGACGCTGGCGGTGTAGCGCCTGAGACATCCGTAGAAGCATCAGATACATCCGTGGTGACGGCGGCACCAGATACATCCGTAGCGACGGCAGCACCAGATACATCCGTAGAAGCACCAGATACATCCGTAGAAGCACCAGATACATCCGTAG